CGTTTATCTGGCGTTGACCCGACGGCTCGTACAGCCATTTGCAGGGAATGCGGGCCAATTAAAATCAAGGTCGTAAACCTTTCCAATAATAAAAAAACATTTCGATGTATGAAAAGTTACAAGAAGCACAAAACCCCGTGGAAAAAGTTTAAGAAAGACAAGTGCGAACATTGTGGCTTCGTGCCAACCCATCCTTCACAACTGGATGTTGACCATATAGACGGCAATAATAAAAACAATAGTCTTGAAAATTTAAAGACATTATGTGCCAATTGCCATAGGCTAAAGACAGCAATTTACAAGGACTGGAACAACAAAATAGCCCCCACCGCCGATGGCGATGAGGGCTAATTCGTGCTATTAAGTTTTACTTTGTTGGTGCTGTTGTCTTGAAATGCTCGTAAGCACCGACAACTACTGGTCCAAGTACTGCGACCAATGCTCCCCAAGCAACTGACTTGAGGTGATGATTGCCTGTCTGCCAGATGGCAACAGATGCAACAAGCAGAGCAGATAGATAATGCTCAAGTACCTTTTTGCTGATCTTCATGTTTCTCCTTATGACTAACAGGCAAAGCCTGTGCCATAAGCATATCCTAAGCCAAGGGGAAGATGGCTCATGCCATGTGCTGTTTAACCAATGTCATGTACTTGTTCCAGTCAAAATTTTGGCCAGGATCCTGATGTCCCCCCGCAATCTTGAAGGCGTTGGTAATGTCAACATGTCCACAAAAGCCAGACTGTCCTGCGACAATCTGCTCAGGTGTTAACTTGACTGCAGGTATTCCATGCCTATTGGCTATATCGGCCGTGAGAGAGGCGCTGAGGGCCAATTCTGCGGTGCTGTAGGCGTTAGCCCAGACAGCAGGTGTTTGTGCCGCATAGCCCGCATGCTCAATGGAAATAGACTCTTGGTTCAGGTCATACTCATCCACAGCCCATGCTGTGTCTTGCTCGCTAACTGACTGGACAATCTGCTTATCGTCCACCATGTAGTGGGCAGAAGCCTGTGGGGCTGATGAGCCTGCAAACCACAGGGCTACCTGATTGGCACGGCCTTCAGACTGTGGCGTCTCCATTGTGTGGATGACGATTAGTTTGACGGTCTTGCCACCACGACCAGGCGAGTAATGCTTAGCCTGTATGAATGGGTATTTTATTGCCATATAAGTCTCTCTGCTAAATCACCTGGATTGCAAAGGTCTGCCTCTTTACAGATGGGATGGCCTGCCTCTGCGTAGCATTCTGCTACCAGTTCAGAGCAGATGTAGCCATCATGCTTTGCAAGGTAATTAATAATTGCGTGTGGGAAAATCTTGACGCCTAACGCACGGAATGCAAGCATGACAATGATGCCGAAATTGTATGGCCGTCCGACTGTTGACTTGGCGTGAACAACAATCTTTGCTCGCTCGTCATCGGATAGTTCTTCATGCAAGTTCCATGCAATGCGTGGGTAGTTTGTAACTGGGCTAATAGCAACGCCAGTAGGATTGGCTTCAACGACTTGATCATCACCAATGTAGATAAACGCATGGTTCCAGCGTGACACCGTTCCTAGTTTGATTAGTTTGGCAAAAAAGCCATTGCTGCTTACTACTCCATAATCACCAATGCGTGGCTCGTATGTCATTTGTTGTCCTCGATCAAATCTTCCAGATGCTCAATCTCTTGCTTTTCAAGTTTGAGGATGTGGCGGATAATCATGGCATCACGCTTGGTCTGACCGATCAAGGCAATGCCGATGATAAGTTCAACTGTTACTGCAAGCCATGAGGCAAGATTCATCCAGAGGATGTAGTTGTGTGTGTCGTGGAACAACTCAGGTTGCGCCCACCACACAAATGTCATGCAAGTCCAAGCCAATACAAAGTACCAGTTGCGGATAAGTCCTTGAATCTTCCACGAGATATTTTCGCTAAAGGTCAAAACATCTTGAGTATCTGGGTGGATGTATTTTTTCTTAAAAGGATTAATCATCGTGTCTCGCCTTCATTACTGCTACATCGGTCTTGATACGTTGTTGGTTTTTAATAAGGTCGTCAACTTTGTTTATCAAGCCAGTCTTGCCGTCGTTGTATAGCGCATACTCAATACGGCTAGTGCGCTTGTCCATCTCAGAAATTACAGTGCCTAACTTCTCTGTTTCTTCTTTAATCGTCTTAACAATGTAATGCCTAAAAAGCATTCCAAGGGCAGTCATTACACCGCCAAATACGAAGAAGTAGTAGTAAATCGTGCCTGACAGATTCACTTGGTTTGTTAAACTATCGCTGACTGTTTTAAGCATTGCAGTATTCCTTATATGTTAAACGACGGTACGGAATTGAAGGTTAATAACGCCGCCAAATCCTTGAAAGCGACGATCAGAAGGAGCCTCACGAGTAAAGGAAATGCTTTCAATAACTCCACGAACAGTTTCGTTGTTTGTAAAGTCTTGCAAGATAACTACATCGCCATTTGACTCAATAGTTTCTAGCGCAGATAGACGCTCAATTGCTGCGCCTTCATAGCCAGTAACCATGTTGTAACGATCTTCTTCAAAGTCATAACACATAAGCGGTAAGGTGTAGATACGCTCACGACGCACCGCTGGTAGGGCTTTAAGTTGATAGCCATTGAATGAATCTTCTTGGCCAACAAGTTGTCCAGATTCTGGATAAAATGTAAACTTCAAGGCAACTGATTCTTGTGGAATATTGTTTGCCGCTGCGTTTAGTCCAGATACATCTTGGGTAAAATCAAAACTGCCATTGACTGTAATAATGTCTGTTACTTCACCAGTTGCAAGTACGCTGCTTAGTTTAAGCGTGCCAAGCATAGGCAAAGTCTCACGCAACTTGACCAACTCAAAGTGTTTATCCTCAAGAGTGAAGTAACGGATCTGACCAGTCTGTAGATAGCCACTAGATACAAGTGTGTTGGCTTGCTGGTAAACGCCAGTGCCTTTAACGCCGATAACAAGTTGATTGGTTTGACCCATGACGCAGACGGCTGTTGCCTCTGCTGTAGATGGCACACGAAGGTGTGTAGCCCATCCCATTTGCAAGGTGCCAAAGTCACGGCTTAGGTCAATCTTGATAAGGCCAGATGAGTATGTGCCATCGCCATTGTCTATGTAGTTAGAGACTGTGACATAGGCAAAACGATCATTGAAGGTAAGGTTGCGGCAAGGCAGGCCGTTAAGGACTGTTGCGCTGACAGGATCATAGCCATTGGTTACAACGATCAGTGGACCGTAGGTAATGTAGCCGTTGGATACAAAGCCTGATGTATCAATGGTGCCGATACGTATGCCCTTGTTTGTGCCAAGCACAATAAACTTGCCAAGGTATGCACCCATGCAATAAATCTGCTCGCCAGTAGGCATGATGGCAGCCTCAAGGCTACGGGTAAGTAGCGGGATGTTACCCGTTGTTGTATCTAGTGCGAGTCTAAATATTGAAGAATAAGAGCCAGCATAACCAGAGACGTAAATATTATTTGGGCCTTCACAAACTGCCGTCCATTTCCATGATGCGTTTGGATGTACATAGATTGGTAGATTGTTGTTGCTCGCCAATTGCACTGTACCTGTGGCAGAGGCGTTGTTAGATACTGCAGCGTTGTTGATGAAAAAAGTAAACTGTGTCTGGCTAGGTACGCTGGTAACGGTAAAGGTGCCGTTGTATGGGCTGCCTACACTGGCAAGTGTTACCTCTGAGCCAGTTACAAAGTTGTGAGCAGATGCAGTTGTGATATTGGCGTTGAAAGCGCCATCAATGTATGTTGAGGCAACGTTGTATGAGTTAACGCTGTTAACCTCGAACAAGGCATTGTTGATGCCTGCGATGAGGCGTTGTTTAACCCAACCCATAACGCCTGTGGTAACAGTGCCAAGGAATGATGGATTGGTAAAGATCAATGTGCCGTTGGTTGCATTGGTCAATGGGCCTTTGTAAATGCCTGTGGCATTAAGGACATAATAGTTTTGACCATCTTGGGCAAGGGCTAGGATGGTACCTGAGCCGCCCCATGTCAGGGTTGTAGTAGCACCTGCAGATGTAGTGCGTTGCAAAGTTGAGCCAGTTGCTGTCAAGTATAGGTTGACGCCAGCGGCGTCTGTGCCACCAACCATGAGTGGCGTAACGCCACTGCCTACTGTGATGTTGCTGTTTTGTGTTACATCTGGGAGTAGTGTTACTCGACCAATGTTAAATACATCTACACCAGCGGACTTGTTAAAGCGGTAGCCAACAGTCTCGCCTTCAACTGGTTCTTCGTAGCGAATGCCAGCGCCGTAGTGAAACGAGGACTGGCTGCGTAGCCACCAACCTGTGAGCGTCTGCTCACCTGGTTCTTTCTGTTGGTCAATTTGTTGCTTGCGATACTGGGCTGTCTCACGCTTATACGGATGCTCACGGCTAATGCCAAGGAAGAACGGCAAGCCAGAGATGGCACAGTCGTAGTTGTTGGATGTGTTGACATAGGTAGAGCCTGCTGTTGATGGTAAACCAATCGAATCTACAACTGGTTCCGCAATGTGGATAAAACCATCAGTCATGCTTACTCCTTATTCTAAAAGGTTCACCAACGATCTGGTTCGCCCATGTGCTAGTTGTGTGTAAACTTGCGTTGTAGCCACACTTGTGTGGCGCATAAGTTCTTTAACAGCAATCAAATCGCCACCGCTTTTTTCAAGCATTGTGGTGGCGAAGTAATGTCTAAGGCTGTGGAAATGCTTAGCCTCTGGTCCGAGGATGCGACGCATCTCATCGGCTGCTTTTTTGGAAAACTTGTTAGGATCAATTTCCCACAAACGACCCAAGGTGTTATGAGATTTAATCATGTCAGCCACTACGGGGCTGATAGGTACAATTAGGTCAGTGTTTCCTTTGCCTAGCACTTGAAGCATCGGACCATCTTCAGTCTCAATCAAGTCAGCACCACGGATCTTGGCTACTTCCATGCAGCGCAAGCCTGCCATACCACCTAGAATAAACCAGTCTTTATATGGCTGATTAGCCTCTGCTAACAGTTTTGCATATTCGCCCTTGGTAACAGGCTTAGGTACGCCCCTGCCAGCCTTTACATCTGGCAGATCAACCGCTGGGTTGTTGCCATTGACTAGGCCAAGTTTGTTTAAGTGCTTATAGATTGAGCGTAAGCGAGAAACATAGTTAGCCTTCGTGGACTGCTTGGTAGCAGCCAATACGATCTTTTCTAAGTCTTCTCGCTTAGCCACTGCAGGATGTACGCCAATGCGGCGTATGATCTGCCAATCGGTTCTAATGACATACGGGCTAAAGCCCGATGAATCATAGCGGTTTTTTAACTGACGGTATATCTCGTCCATTGGTGTAAGTTCCATAGGACAAGACTACCACCGATTTAACTCTCTGTGGAGTTAGCCTGTGGCGCAGAGTTGGCTGCGATTGTGGCTAGGTAGGCTTGGTAGTCGCTATTGGCAGGGTCTAGCGGTATGAATGATTGAGTATTATCTTCATTCAATCTCAAAATATATGCTGGACTGTATTCAGTTGCCGATACTGGTTGATATGTAATAGCCATTTTATAACTCCGCACTCAAGGATACATTGCCGCCATTCCATTGACATTGATAACCAATGGTTAATCCAGATGCGCCAGAAGCATAAAGAGAAAATGCAGTTGGGCTAATTCCATTAGCAGATAAAGCAGTTGGCGTTGCATAACCTTGATAAGTTATATTGATATAACTGGTAAAAGTACCAGTTGGTGCAGTTGGGGTTGGGGTAACTCGCATTGAAACTGGAAAATAACGATAAAAGTTTGCCGAAGTTCCCGTTACTACTTGACCAAAAAAATCATTAATCCCATACACTTGATAATACCGTTGGCACAAGGCTAACTCTCCTTGGAGTGTGCCTGATGCGGTGGTGAAAGGTGTGGCTACTGAGCCTGCTTCTACCTGCCATCCCCAAGTGCTGATTGTGAATGTTGAGTTGAGTGGTGCGCCAATAAAAGCTCGCAAGAATGAACCTGCGCCGATTGTCTTTCCGCTTATGCTTCCAAGGGTTGTGGTAAATGAATATCTAGCCCACGAAGTTGTGATGGTGGCGCTTCCAAGGTTGTAATAAATCTCAGAAGAACCGCCAGAGCCAAAGTTCTGATGTAGGTAAATCTGGCTCAACGCGGTGCTTGATGATGCTTTTGCATAGAAACTAAAAGTGACTAGTTGGTCTGCAAGCGTGGCAACATTTTCTATTCTTTGAGATAGCACATTATAGGTTTGTGAAGAACCTGCTACGGTGCTTGACCATTGCAAGAATGATGCGGTGTCTATTCCTGTGGCAATAACCGTTGGCGTAGTTTGTTGGGAAATTGTTGTTGTTCCGATTGTTCCCGAATAATCAAGATAAAAACGGTCTGCAACAAAAGTTCCAGCAGCAGGATTTGAGAAGGATGTACCGCGCTGCCAGATGCCAAAGTCACCATTGATGATCTTATTCTTACCCGCCAAGAACGGCGCTACTGCCCCACCCGTATTCTGCTCAACTGTTGAAGTTTGTTGTGCGCGTGACATTATTTGTCACCTCTTGCAATCGCGGCAGAATGAAGCAAAGCAGCCTTGATGTATTCAGCCACTTCTAAAACTCTGACAGAATCGCTAGTTGCTGCACCCGCATAACCTTTGTCGGCAAAATCTTCAATCTCTTGAGCAATCTTTTCGCGCAATTCCTGTTCGTTCATTTATGCACCTGCCTGTGGTGTAGAAGAGTTGGATGGAAGTGTGTCAGATGCCTGTTGAGCATCGTAAGCAGACTTGAGCATTGAATGGCTGCCTTGTTCATCTGTCCAAGCAACACAATCTTCGCCGTTTAGGTTTTGATAAATCGTTACATCAGCCATTACAACTCACATCCTGTAAATAGAATATAACCATTAGCAGAGACACCTGCTCTTGAACCTTGACCAGCGGTAATGGTCGGAGATGCAATAATTGTGCATCCATTGGTTGTTCCTTGATTGTAAGTAATTGCTTGCGTACTTGCGCTGTTTAGAGAAAAGGTTTGGAATGTTCCTGACAAAGTAATCCCAGTTGGAGCCGTTCGTGCTGGCACATCAAAAGGAATTGAATAAACAACAGCATTTGTAGCGTAAGCATATCCAAGGATGTTATCGCTATAAGCACCAGCCGAGTTTGAATAAACTGGCAAGTATCTACGACAAGCGGCTAACTCCCCCTGAAGTGTGCCGCCAGCGCGAGTAAAGGTAGTTGGAGTTGAGCCTAGTTCCATCTGAACATTGCCAAGATACCAAGCAACACCATTTGCGATGTTTGAGTTTGTGATAACAATGATTCTAAAGCCCAAGGCATTTGAAGGAATGGCATAAGTTCCCACCATTGGCACATAGGTTGTGCTGGTTGGGGTAGCAGTTCCACCTGTTGTTGGGTTAATTGTTGTCCAAGTAGCGCCAGAGCCAGCATCAACGGTGGTTGAATACTGAACATTGAAACTCATTTGAGTTGATGTTGTTGCAGCGACTTGACTTGAAATAGTTACAGTTTTACCAATGAAAGGTATTAGTGTGCTTGTTTCTAAATATGTTGTGATGTTTGCGCCTGTGTTGCTTGCCGAAGCAAGGAATTTCAAAGCGTAACGAGCATTGGCTGGCACAACGGAAGTTTCCTGAGAGTAAGTTCCTGAACCTGAGCCAATATATTGCACCCAACGGTCTGCCGTGTTGTAGCCAGAACTTGAAGTGCTTGATGTGCTTCTCTGCCAGATGTCAAACCCACCATTGATGACGGCATTACGGCCAGCGGCTTGATTGCCAGCCCAACCCATACCAGTTGAAGCAGAAGAGTTTGCCACGAGTGTTGAGCCGTCAGCGCCTACGCCGAGATTGGTGACGCTGGCTGCGCCATTACCTACGATCAAATCGCCTTTGGCGGTTACTGTTGAGTTAGGAATGGCGTTAGCCACGTTAAAAGCATTTGCAGACATTACAGTCGCAATATCACCAGCAACCAAAGCATTGGTTAGAACGACAGAAGTACCTGTGGTTGCGGTGTAATCTACGGCACGCTCAAGAAGTACGCCATTAACATAAACTTCTTCTGCGCCTACCGTATAGGCTAGGCTTTGGCTAAAGCCATCTGTACCTGTGAGGGTTGTTTCTCCGCCAGTGGCAGTATAACGCCACTGTTTAACGGTAACAGCCGACCCAGTACTAGGGTGACGGTTAACAGTCATATTATGAAATTTCCGATCCGAAAGCGTTGAACGAAACTGATGTGCTTGATGCGGCGATTGACAGAACGTCAGTGTTAGCCAGTGTTACTCCAAGTGTCAAAGTATCTGTTGAATTGCTACCAAGAACTATATCATACGCGATATATTGCTTCGGAGTATCTGCGGCACCAGCAACACGAACAGACACACGATAGGTGATTGCCGCTGCTGACTGGTTTGTTATAACGATGCTTGAAATTACAGCCGCTGCTGTTCCAGACGGGGTGTAAAGAGTGGTTAGGTTAGAGGATGCTCCTGCAGCCGTTGTAGCCGCTGGCACCGCCTGCCCAAGTACCTTATATGCTGTTGCCATTTATCTTCCTTTTCTCGGTAGTTGGGTCATCCGCCCATTGTCAAAAATGTTGTAGCCACTACATCGCCCATGCCAGCAAGTTGACCAACAACGCCATGAACATTGCTTTCAGCGGCAATATGCTGCTGTGCCTCTGTCATATCTTGAGCGGTAATAACGTGACGCACAACTGCTCCAACGCCATGGTTGGTTGGGTTGGTGCTGTTAAATCCACGGGTAACGTTAAGGATTAGACCAGTAACGCCGTTAACCTGCACCAATTCTTCTGAGGCGGTGTTATAGTCAAGGGCAACAATGTAAGGATATTGGGAAGGGTAACCGACCAATGCGCTTACTGGAATACTTGTACCAGTTGAGTTAACCGAACTGGTAAGGGTAGTATCCTGCGCTGTGGAAGTGTAATATCTATTAACCGCTGGCATTTACTATCCTTACGAGGTGTAGTGGGTGCGTGGTGGGAACTGCTCTTGAAGACGGCGAATCTCAATTTGCAGCCGTTGCTGATAAAGGTTCTGGATAGCACGGCCAATGTTGACTGCTGAGCCAATTGGATTGGCTTGACCCATTGAGCCTGCTTCTGCAGATAGCGCAGGTACACGACCAAAGTCTAGGTACATTGCGGTACGGTAGGCGGCACCAAGGACAATTACCTCACGGCAAGTATCTTCAAGGCCAGTCATTGAAAAGTCATCTGAATCTTGCTGAAGCACGGTTGGCTTCTTGGTGTAAGTCACCATGACTTGACGGCCAGGAATAATGCCTTCACGGATCGAGATAGTCTTACCACTGTTCCATACCAATGGGTTAGCAGTACGATCTACACGATAGTGACGGATTGGTAGCCATTCCTTAGAAGGGCCGATGGTCTGCCATGAGGCAGCCAATACATCTACTGCTTCATCTGGCAAGACATAGGTTGTAACCGCTGCTTGGAATGTAAAGGTTGTGTAGTACACGCCGAATAGATCTGGATACACAGCATCAATTGCCTGCTGAATATTGCGGCGAATGACTGAGCGTGGAAATGATGGAGTAACAGTTACCCGTGTACCTGATGTGTGGGTTGTAGCGGTTGTATCTCTAAAGCCACGACCATAGGCAGGAATGGTTGCTGTGTTGCTGGTACGGTCGAAAGAATCAACCCAGATCAATTCTTCATCAATCTCAACCAAGCCACGAGTTAGCACTGTGCCATCGGCAACCTGAAAGGTTAGGTCTGTTGCTGCCATTGGGGCAGTAAGGTATGTAGCCTGATCTTGACGGTTGGTGTAACCTGTCAGAGATAAAGCAGTCTCGTCAATTAAATCTGAAAATAGAGTCATGATGCTATCAATGAGGCGGCTAAGGCTTCGCCCAAGCCATAGGTGCCAGCAAGTTTATTCAAGATACCTGGCATGTCGGTGTTGTAGTTTGGAGCAGAAAAGCGCTTTGCGTAAAGGTAGTTAAGCGCACCTTCCAAGTCCAGCGGTGTTGTTGTACCAGCCCAAACATTGGCTGCACCTTGTGCGTCAAGGGTTGGTACCCCGTTGACAATGGTGCCAGCCAATCTGTTAAGACTGTATTGCAAGGTGGGTATAGTCATTATCTACCTTTCGCTGAACTTGGATGTGCCAATACTTTTATTTCTTTACCACCGATGACAATTGTCTTAGTGGTTATTTGGTTTGCTTGGCCAGTAGCCTTTACTTGCTTGGCCATGTGACGGTGCCGCCCACGCCCTCGTAAGAACCTTCTGGTGTAGCAGTTGGCTTACCGTCTAGTTTGCCAGTTACCTTAACTGCGTTGTTGTTGCATCCGCATGACATGCACATATTACTTACCACCCTTTTTAGGCATTGCTACCTTCTTGAGATTTGGATTTGCTTTCTTTGCTGCTGGTGAAGCCTTGCGTGTTGATGAGGCTAGGATTGCTCCTGCTGACTCCATTGATACGCCAGACTTTTTAGCGATTGACTTTTGAGCGGCTGCGAAGCCCATACCCTTTTTTGCTGCTGCCATTAGATTGCTCCTGTTTCTTTCATTACCTTTGCGCTTTGCTTGGTAATCTTTGCTGCTGCTGGCATAGTGCCTGCATCAAATGCTGTGCCTAGTTTGTCGCTGGCTTCTTTAGCCTCTGCTACAGCCTTCATGGTTGTACCTGCAGGTTGGATGCCTTGTGAACGAGCATCTGCATAAGCGTCTAGTTCTGCATTCCACTTCTTGGTTGACATGCCTTTATTGCTTGCGGCATCACCTGTGGAAAGTTCTAGCGTCTTGGCCTTGCAACCAAAGCAGCCATCTACATATTCTGTATGCTTGGAATGTTCAGATGGTTCTTCTTCGTACTTGGGAATTTCTGTAAATACATCGTCGCACTTGGTGCAACCGTACTTGATTGGTACTGAGTCGTAATTAGCGTCTAAGCCCCAGTCAAGGATTTTTACTGTGTGTTGATGTGGCATTCTTCACCTGTCTAAAGAAGTTAAGGTTGCGTTGGATACGCTCTGTTTCTTCGCCATTGCCCTTTACGGCTTGTTCAGCAAAGACTATTGCTTCGTCAATATGCTTGAGGTTGTAAGCAGCGATTGAGGCAAGGTCATAGGCTTTCCAGTCCCACACCGCTGATTCGTAGCAGTAATGGACGGAGCGAGGACGTTCCAAAGCGTTAATAGAAGCATCTAAACACCTTGTCCAATCCTCACGACGGTATGCGTCAATTGCTACGCCATACCACGATTCGCCTTCACGGGGAAGAAGTTGTACACCTTTGTCATACCAAGCGGTGGCTTGTTCATGCAAGCCCAGTTGGTGGCAAGCCTCACCTGCCCATCGGCAGACAACGGCTTGTTCTACATCCCAACCATTGAGCGGTATTTGTTTCTCCGCTGAGTCAATGACATCTTGCCATCTATGGTGGAAGTAATACTCACGAGTCATATATGTCCACATGCGTGGATCTTGAGGATTTTCTTTAACCGCCATTTCTAGCAGCGTTAGATATTGTCCTCTGGATTTACTATTGTCTGGTAGGTGTTGGATAACGGCATTGCGGATATCGCAATCTCGTGTATCGCCTTCCCCGTACCACAACTGCACTTCGTGGCATGGATATTTCCAGTACCAACCGAACCTTGAGTGAAGCCTGTCCCTCTCCCATTTTTGCCCAGTATCCATGCTGATCCAGCCAAGATGTGAACCTGGTACCCATTTTTTCCTGACCTTTTTAAAGAAAGTCGGTTCTGGCACTTCGTCCATATCCAAGATAAGACAGACATCAGCATCCTCTGGTACGAGTGATAAGGCTGTGTTACGAGCCACATCAAAGCGAAATGGGTTAAGGTGAATCTGATGAACAGTTACACCCAATGCTCGTAGCATATCTTGGCTACCATCGGTAGATCCAGTATCTACTACTATGCGATAGTCGGCATCTTTTGTTGCCTCAACCCACCGTAGGATATGCTTAGATTCGTTCTTACATATTGAGTAGGTTGCTATCTTGACCATAGCGCAATCTTATCACATTCCGCCAAGCATCAGAATGTCTTGAATGTTTGCTGTTGCGGCAGGTCCAGTAGCACCTGTACTTCCTGTAGCGCCAGTCTGTCCCGTTGAACCAGTAGCCCCTGTTTGTCCAGCCGCTCCATTGCTGCCAGAAGGACCTGTTGGTCCTGTGGTGCCATTGCTGCCAGTTGCTCCAGTAGATCCTGCGGCACCCGTTGCTCCCGTCGGTCCTAGAATTGTGTAGGTAACTTGCTCAACATGCAGATTAACGCTTGCTGAGGCAGGACGAGTAGGCGATGTGCCAGAGGCTACAGAGAGTAACTCCATATAAGTATTTTGTGAAGACCAGTAAAACTGGATGTAATCTCCAGCGTTGACCGTAACAAGATCTTCAATGTTTGCTAGGACTTGGTTGTTTACACCAGCGGTTGTAAAGACTGCTGTTGACTCAGTTACTGCTGTGCCGTTAACGGCATACCAAACGTTAACTTGATAGTTGCTGCCGCCACCTGTGGTGATGAATTGACCGAGCAAGTTGATGGCATAAGTACCAGCATAACCAAATGTGATTTGGCTGCCAGATACGATGCTTACGCCATTGGAGCCAGCATTGGTGTTAATTGTGATGAGGTTAGCGCTTGTAGCGCCAGCATTTACTTGAGTTGTTGTGTCGTAAAAGTTTCCATAATAGGCGATAGTTCCGCCTGCACCTGTGGCACCAGTAGCGCCAGTTACTCCCGCTCCAGTGTTACCTGTAGAGCCTGTGGCTCCTGTTGGTCCTGTAGGACCTGTAATACCCGTGCTGCCCGTTGATCCAGTAGAGCCAGTGCTACCAGTAGCACCGATGGCACCAGTGGCACCAGTATTACCAACAGCGCCAGTATTACCTGTTGCACCTGTATTACCTACGCTTCCTGTATTACCTGTAGCACCAGTGTTACCTGTTAATCCTGTAGAGCCAGTTGGGCCTGTATTTCCCTGTGAACCAGTGTTGCCAGTTGCTCCCGTGTTTCCTGCAGCACCCGTATTGCCAACAGCACCAGTTGGACCTGTAGGGCCTGTACTGCCCTGTGCGCCTGTATTGCCGACTGCTCCAGTATTTCCTGTAGCACCAGTGTTTCCAGCGGCTCCTGTAGGCCCTGTAGGGCCTGTAAAGCCTATTGCACCGACTGCACCATCAAGGTTAACTGTCCATGAAGTAAATGTGCCAGTGCCTACAGTCTTGGTGACATTAAGCGTCAGCACGCCTGTGCCAGAATTGTAAGAAACAACATCACCAATGAAATAAGCGGATGTTGAGTTGGCAACAATTGTAGATTGTTGAACCGAATACTGTAAACCAGTTCCAATAGTAACTGTTTGTGTGCCGCTTACTGGCAGGGTGATAGACGAGGTAGAAGAAGTTTGGTACTTATCTCCTATAGGTCCTGTTGGTCCTGTAGAACCAGTTGGTCCTGTATTACCCTGTGCGCCTGTAGAACCAGTGTTACCTGTTAGTCCAGTAGGTCCTGTTGGACCTGTTTGCCCTTGCGCACCAGTATTGCCAGTAGCGCCAGTAGGACCAGTGTTGCCAGTGTTGCCCGTATTACCTTGCGCACCAGTTACTCCAGTTGATCCTGTGGATCCAGTAGCCCCTGTGCCGCCAGTAATACCTGTTGGGCCAGTAGGACCTGTGGATCCTGTCGCTCCTGTGGAGCCGATAGGTCCTGTGTTTCCTTGGCTTCCTGTAGGACCTGTAACGCCTGTTGCACCTGTGGCGCCTGTAACGCTTGGTCCAGTTGCTCCTGTTGCACCTGACGCTCCTTGAATGCCTTGTGGACCAACTGGTCCAAGTTCGATAACTCTGTTTTCCTGAATGGCAACATTGTACACATTTGTTGTCGTAGGAATTAAGACTGTTGAAATGCTATTGACTGTGCTAGTCATTATTGCACCACGCTTGCTACAACTGTGAATGCGCCGTTGAGGATCTGATAAACATTGCCAGCAGTATCTGTGTAGTTAATTGCGTAGTTGTAGTTGCCAGCAGGCAATACATTTGGCTCTGTTTGAGCAGCGGTTAAACTAAATGTTACTTGACCAAGGCCAGGGCTGACAACAGCCTTGCCATTGGATGTTGATAATTCTACAATTAGGTTGTTGCTTACATCGCGTACTTGCATATCCGCGGTATAGCCTGTGAGGTTAACTGCAAGGTTGTTAATATTCCAGATAGGAGCAAGGGTAAAGGTTGTACCGTTGACAACGGTAATGTTGTATCTGCCTGGCGTCACTGTGTCTCCTATGCTGTTGTGGTTATGTACTGGCCATAACCACCATTGACAAGAATGTTATATTCGACTGGGGTGATGACATATTCATGTCCACCCAAATAGCAGTAGTCTGCTGCCTGTGTTTCATCTACACCTGGCGTACGCTCACGCACAATGGCTGTGCCGTAAACCAAAATGCTATCGCCACGAGCAATTCTAAAGCGCCAGAATAAGCGGCTAAAACCTGCTGGTGCTTCTTCCACCGTTGGTGGTTTAAAGATGTATGTCATGGCTACCTTTCAAGGGCGTTGCCACCCGCCCCCACGTGCGAGGGCGGGTAACAACTACTCAATTATGAGTTGTGGATTGAAGATGTTGATTCGAGACGAACCAATGCAGCGTCACGGTAACGGCTCCAGCCGAGTACACCGTACCAACCGATTGGACGGAAACGCATCAACTTATCAACAATTGGTCCGAAGATAACGTGTGGTTCTTCGGCAACTGCTTCTGCAAGTGCTTGCTTACCAGCAACGAGTGTACGGAATACACGCACGCCACCTGTAGCGTTGACATATGAAGAAGTACCAAAAGTACCTGAAGATGAACCAGCACCTGTACCGTCGGTAGCGCTGAACAAACGAGGAGACTCAACAAACATTGCGCCTTCGTATGTTCCGATTGTACCTGGCCAAAATTCTGAAGCACCGTTCTCAGAATACTTATGGTCATCACGCCATCCGCCTGCGCCAGTTTCTGAGCGTAGGTCGTATGAAACTTCTGGGTGGATACCACACCAGTAGTATTCGCCTTGACGTGGGACAGCCTTGTTAGCACGCAACTTAGCAACTGCGGTACGAACCATTGCTGCTGAGATTACGTCTGTATTCTTGATTGAGGCTTGTGTTGTTCCGTTGGTGTATGAACCAGCGTATGTTGAAACGATAGCACCGTTGACCTTAGCAATTGCGTTTGGTCCACCAACAAGGGTATTAAGAACAGTTGTATCAAGTGAGTCGGCCATGTTGAAGGCGATGATGTCTGCAATTGCAGGATCAACGTCTGAAAGGCTGAACAACTCCAACTTGCGTGTTGCAAGTGAAGCGTTACCGTATTCATTGAGTGAAACGGTAACTGGTGTTGTGTTTCCAAGTGCTACAGCATCTGGATCAACGTCTTCTGACAATGCAGAAGTAACTGGTGATAGATCTGTGTAGATCTGGAATACTACTGAAGAACCAGGCATAGCCTGTTGTACTGGACGCTTATCTGCGACATCGCGGATAAGAGGGACAGCACGAAGTGCAAACTCGACATATCGGTCATAGGCTGTTTGGACGAGTGAGGTACCAAGCGAGCCAGACGATGTATCTGTATATGCGTTTGCCATTGTGTCACCTTCTTTCTATAAGGTTTGTGCGTTGGATGGGTTAAGTGCTACCGACGACGCTGGCTGATCTGACCCGTCAGGGCATTCAGTTCGTCAATTGACTTTGCACCTGCGACTTTGGCCATAAGGTCTGCGTCGCGTGATGGTGTTGATGCGTTTTGGGTTGCGGCATTAATGCGTTGATACGCTGCCTGATTTGCTGCCTGCGCTTCATCGGTAGGAGCAGACTCTGCATTTGCTGGCTGAAAACCGAATACATCGGCATTCTCAGTAAGCCATGCGTCAACCTGCTCTGGCGTACTTACGTCGCCAGGAATAAACTTGGCTACCTTGTCAGGTACACCTTTCGTTGCCAATACTTCCTTTACGGAACGATTGCGAAGATCGGATTGGATTGAAGCAAGTTGCTCAGCCAATTCTTTCTTTTCTTTCTCTGCACGCTTTAAAGCCTTGCGGAGATTTGCTGGACCATCTGACTGAACCTCTGTATCTAGGTCCATATCGTCTTCATCATCTTGATATTGGTTTGCCATTTCGGCACTCCCTTTCGTTGTCGGATTAGCGTAAGCCTCAACAGTTCCCAGGGGAAGGAGCGTTGGCTCTTACTACCAGTCTTAGTTACACACCATCGGTGCTGGTCAGCCGTGATGGATATTGTTAGAGTTGGCCGCTTGTGTCGCGTGGGCCAAGGCTGCCTGTGGCAGCACCTGCAGATCCGCTAAAGGCAGATGTTTCTGCAGTTTTAAGTAGGTTAATTTGTTGTTGAGCCTGTGCTTGGTTAATGCCATTGACTGTTGTGCCAAAGGTTGCTGCTTGCAAAGCAGATCCGATATTAGGCTCTGTTGCTAGACCTGCACCATAACGGCTGGCAATTGACTGAAGCGCTGGCTGTTGTGTAGCAATCTGCTGGAAGCCTTGTGCTGCTTGAGCCTGTGTTACACCTTGACCAGCCAATTGGTTAGCCAGTGGTAGGCCAATGCCTGAACCAGCACGAGCAGCCTCTGCTGCAATCTGGGCTGAGTTAACCTGTTGAGTAATGAGTGGTAATGCGGCTGCTGGATCAAGCACATGGGCAATCATGTCGCCAGATGAAAGGCCGTAAAGGTTTTGCAAAGTACTGGTGTAGAACGGATCTGCCTGTGAAATGCTTTGCTTGGCAAGATCTACACGAGATTGCAATTCTGATGCAGATACATCGGCGCCAATAAGTTTGGCTTTATCTGCAGATGATGAGTAGTAGCCTGTAGGTACACCTGCGCCACGAAGAATCTGATCGTAAGCCTGCTCAGTTGCAATGTAATCCGCAGGGCTAAGCACTGCCAAGCCAGCAGCCTTGCGAGCCTCATTACCAGAAAAGCGGGCTTTGTAAGCATCTGAATTTTGCAGAGCAAGGCTGACTGTATCTGCTCCTGCGCCTGACATTGCTAGGCTTTTAAGCGTATTAAGCAATCCTTGTGAATTTGTATCACCTGGAATAAGGATGCCCCATGCTTGCATTTGAGCCTGAACAGCATCAAAAATATTCTGACGATCTTGTTGTTGAGCGTCGGTTAAAGTTGTTGTATCAGGCGTTTTAGGCGTATCAGTTGTTGTTGGTGTTGAAGGCACTGGAGAAGTTGCTGGCTTAGGTGTGCCATCTACATTTTCGTTGTAAGAAGCATCTGCAACATCTGACCAATATTGAGCATTGTAATTTGATGTAAGTGTACCTGGAGCAGCATTGCTTGCTGCAAGTACGCCAGCCAGTGTAGAAGTGTCAACTACTGTTGTTGGCGTTGCTGCTTGTGGCGTTTGTGTTGCGCCAACTGGCACCTGCTCTGAGTATGTTTGTGCCGATGTTTGTGGTTTAAATTCATTGGCAAAATCTATTTGCGCTTGTGAAAGTTTAGCCATTACGACACGAATCCAAAGTCTTTGCCGATTTGATGGAGCATGCTATTGACAGAATCGCGGGCATTGTTTGTATATGCCCAACGAGGGTCTTGGCGAACTGAATCAGCAAATTGCCAGTTCGTCATTGGCTGTGTTGTACCATCTGGATTTACAGTTGCAGCCAAACCTTTTTGCACCAAAGGATCGTTAAGATACTGTGAGTAATTGTTTGAATCGTATGGCAATTCAAGCAAGTTAGTCATGGTTGAAATGTAAGGATCTGCAATCTGTTGAACGGTTACGCCCTTGTTAATTTGGTCTGCATAACCTGAGTATTTGGTTGTTGCTGCTGTCTTAATCATGGTCTTGTAGGTATTAGGATCTACACCCTTTGAAGGGTCTTCAATGTTGGCAACTGCGCTATCAATCCAAGCGCTGCTGTAAGGATTGCCCATTTGGTTGTTATAGTCAATCAAAGAACTGCGAACATCGGCACCAGCACCGCCAGTTAAAGCAATCTTTTGTGCTGCGGCAGTATTGGCAATTGTTGTAGCAAGACGATCTTGACCCGCTGGACTGGTAAACGAAGTATCTAGGTAGTCAGTGTTAAACGTTGTCTCTGCAATTTTTGTAATTGTTGCAGGATCTAAATTGCTATAGCCAATTCTTGCGGCTGCATCTTGAACTTCTTTTTCACGGTTTGCAAGTGTCTCGGCATATTTGCCAGGTTGCGCTGCTTTATCAGCCTCTGCCGCAAGCATGCTTGAACCATTTTTGTTAATCCAAGGTTGAAGTGCTGCGCTAAACTTTTGAGCAGCCGCTTGGCTGCCAGTCTGCAAAGAAGCAATTGTTCCAT